AGACGAGGGTGGTGACAGCAAGGGCTTTGCGCTGCGTAAGGGTTCAGTAATCCTAGATGTCTGCGAGAAGGTCACTGGTGACTCTAACGAGGGCATGGACTGGGCGCTAGAAAAGGCTAGGGAGGCTCAGGCCGACTGGCTTGTTTGGGATTGTGACGGATTGGGCATATCACTCAAGCGCCAGGTGGACCAAGAGCTAGAGTCTACCAAGATGGAGAAGCACCAGTTTCGCGGCAGTGAGTCGCCAGATGACAGTGAGCTACCTTATAGCGGCAGGGACTCAAAGACCAACCGGGACACGTTCCTGAACAAGCGGGCGCAGTACTGGTGGAAACTTCGTGACAGGTTCTATGCAACCTATAGGGCTGTTGAGAAGGGCGAGTACATCGACCCAGAGGAGCTTATATCCCTATCCTCTAGCATTGATGTCCTTGACCAGTTACGCAGTGAGGTCTGCCGAATACCACAGAAACGCTCGAATAGTGGTAAAATCCAGATAATGAGCAAGATAGACATGGCGAAGAAGCCATACCAATTACCATCTCCTAATATGGGTGATGCCTTGATGATGTCAATGTTTTCACCTAAGTCAGCCTCTCGTGATGCTGTCAAACTCAATTTCTCAGGCTGGGGCTAAAAATGGAATACTCAAAGAACGAAAAAGATCACGATGAAAAGGCTGAGGACTCGGAGCACGACTCGCTATTTTATTATGATAAGTATGGCGAGCACCCAGAGGCCATTAAACTTCTAGCGTCAAGCCAAGAGGCAGACACAGACCTTCGCGCCCATGCCAGAGAGGCACACCTGTTCCTAGACCAGAGAGAGGGACAGTGGGAGCAATACTGGTGGAACGCCAATGACGGCAAGCCTCGCTATACCTTTGACCAGTGCAACCCCATAGTCGCCCAGGTGTCATCCGAGATCGAGCAGGCTGATTTTGATATCAGGGTATCACCGGCTGGTGGAAAGGCTACAAAGGCTATCGCGAGCACCTATGACGGCCTTATACGCAACATAGAGAATATGTCCAACTCTACACAGATCTACGGTCAGGCCGCTCGTGGCATGGTTACGTCAGGCTTTGATGCGTGGCGCGTGGTCCATAAGTTCGTTGATGATAACTCGTTTGATCAAGATTTAATGCTCGAGAAAATCGCCAATCCCTTGGATAGGGTGTTTTTTGACCCGTCAGCAGAGCGCCAGGATAAGTCAGACTCTCGCTACTGCTTTGTCCTGCACCCAATGTCTATTGAAGAGTACAAGAACAGGTGGCCCGAAGGCTCTGAACAGTCAGTAAATGACGACAGGGATGGCGATAGCTATTTTGATAAGGCCGAGGTAATTACCGTGGCCGAACTGATTTATGTGGAGTCTGAGGACCGGGAACTGGTGATGATGTCCAACGGGCAGACGCACGAGGTTAATGATGACTTTAAGAAGGTGGTTGATGACCTTGCCGTCCTTGGTGTTACCGAGGTCAGAAGAAGAAAGCGAAAGTCTCACAAGGTGTGCTCGCGCTTTTTTGATGCAGGCGACTGGCTTGAGGAGAAGAAGGATACCGTATTCAACAGAATCCCAGTCATACCCGTCTACGGAAACTTCAAGATAAACGAATCAAAGACCATCTACTGGGGTGTGGTTGAGAAGCTACTAGATCCGCAGCGGGTGATGAACTACGCACTATCCAGAGAGATTGCGGAGGGTGCTCTAGCGCCACGGGCCAAGTATTGGATGACCTCTACACAAGCCCTTGGACACGAGAAGGAACTTCAGACACTAAACACTAACTCAGATCCGGTGCAGATATTCAATCCAGACCCAGAGATGCCGCAGGTTCCGCAGCAGCAGGGCGGGGCGCAGATCAATCCTGGCCTAAGAACCGTATCAACTGCTATGCAGGGGATGATGGCGAGCACGTCTGGAATGTTCGCAGCCAACATGGGTGAGAGCGTTAATAACCAGTCAGGTACGGCCATTAGACAGCTACAGAACGCTGGTAACAACGTGACCTATACCTATAGCCGAAGTATGGAGATAGCCATTGGGGCCACTGGTAGGCTGCTTAAAGACGCTATTCCAAAGGTCTACGACACGGCCCGAACAGTCAGAATTCTCAAGGAAGACGAAACCTTTGACATGGCTGAGATTAATCAGCGGGTTATGGATGAGCAGACTGGAGAGGTAGTCACTGTCAACGACCTATCCTCTGGAACCTATGACGTTATCTGCAAGGCGGGCCCGAGCTTTAAGAACCGTCAGCAGGAGACTATTGAGGCGATCACCTCGCTGGCACAAGTTGATCCTACGCTCATGCAGATTGCTGGCGACTTGCTACTTCAGAACATTGCTACACCTGCGGCTAGTCTTATCGCAGAGAGAAAGCGTGAGCAGATGATGAAGGCGGGCCTAATTCCTCAGTCTCAGATGACCGAAGAAGAGCTACAGCAGATGCAGATGATGGCCCAGCAGGGCGGTCAGCAGCCTGATCCTAATATGATTATCGCTCAGGCAGAGCAGCTCAAGGCAGAGTCAGAGATGCTTAGGTCACAGATTGAGCAGGCCAAGCTACAGAATGAGCAGGTCAAGATTCAGAATGACCAGTTCAAGCTACAACTTGAAGCGGCGAAGATGGAGTCCCAACAGATGGGCGACCAGGCTGATAACCAGATTGACGCATTCAAGGCCGAGACTGGACGAATGGAGGCCCAGATCAGGGCTGAAGAGGCTGGAGCCAACATTGACAATAAGGGCGCGAAGACTCTTGGCGAGGAGCTAGACAACCAGAAGAAGATGTCTGAGATGCAGGAACAGCAGAGACAGAGGACCATACAGTCCATGTCTACAACCGACCTAGAGAGGATTGCCCGTGGCTTCTAGTCTAAGAGCTTTAGAGGAGTTTGCACAAAAGCAGGCTGAGATTATGTCTCAGCAGGAGGCTATAGACGAGCTAGGGAGAAGAGGACAGCAGCCTATAGACTACAAGTACGGTGGCGATACTGGTATTTATGGCCCTTTTATGGGGGAGCGCAGGCCGATACTCCGGCAGGAACAGAGCATGACCGTTGGCTACAATAGTGACGGCAGCTCAATAATTGAAACTATTCCTGCCCAGTACGGACCGTCTGAGTATGATTCATCTTACGCGCCAGCTCGCAGGGGATTGTCAAAACTAAATGACTTTCTTTTTGGAGATGCTAACGAGCAGTCCAAGGCATTTAGTGACGCTACGTCACTATTAAGGGCTATACCAGAATACGCCAAAGGGCAGTACGAGGCAGGTATGGCTGGCGGTACTATCTTCGATCCAAAGACTCAACAGCTACAAGAGTTTGATCCAACGTCTATGGCAATCGGATCTGCCCCTGGTGGAGTGGCAGCATTAAGAGCGGCAACGCCAGGGACAGTTACTCTCGGTGCTATGGGTGGCAATCTTTCCCAGCGACTAAAGATTGCCAGAGAGAAGTATGAGTCCAGCCCTAACGACAAAGCATTAAGAGATGACTACTACAATATAAGGCGAGAGCGCGATTCTCTAGGGGAGTCAGTTGATCAAGGTACGCCAGAAATTCAACCAATAGCTGAAGACTACCGAGGTGTACACCAACCTCCAGATAGGGAATACGGGGCTTCTTTGGATGACTTGACCACTATGATTCCAGAGGATGTTTATGGTGCGTCAGGACCAAGATTGTACGGACTCGGTGACCCAGAGGTAGATAGAGAGGCATTTGCATCGTTAAACAAAGCGCGAGGAAATCCGAGGCAAGAGGTTCCAGTTTACAGGGCGGTTCCAACTAATGTGGATAACATAAACGATGGGGACTGGGTAACTACAAGTCGTAGGTATGCAGAGATGCACGGAGATAATGCTTTAGGTGGCGATTACAAGATATTAGAGCAAAAAGCTAGAGCTGGAGACTTGCAGAGCGAGGGCTATCCGTATGAGTTTGGGTTCAACCCTTTAGACCTATCTGGAGAAGCTAGGATGGCTAGAGCACAAGACCTTGGGTTTGATACTAATAGGACTGCGTATAGAGGGATTTATGGAGAGTATGATCCTGATAAAGCCGGACACTATCAAATGTTTACTAGCAGCCCTGAGGATGCTGGGGAATATGGAAATAGTGTCATATCTACATATCTAAAAAGAGGGAAAAACCTAGTTGTTGATGGAGGCAGAAACAATTTCAACTCAATTCCTATAAGTCAGCTACCTGATGAGGTAAGAGCTAATTTACACTCGACACTAACAGATGTGGCTAGAACGGATGATATAGCTCATGCAGCTCAGGCAGCAGGCTATGATTCGGTATCAATTAACAATGTTTTTGATAAGGCATCAAACGAAATACCAATGAAGCCAGCTCCCAATACAAGAGGGCCGATGAGTCAGGAAATGATTGATATTCTTAATGAGGTTGAGCAAAGCGGAATGTATCCTGGCGCTGACTTCGGTATTGCTCCTGAAATGCCTAAAAACTATGACCCAGTAACGGTTGATATTATCTTCGACCCTAAAAACATACGCTCCACTAATGCCGACTTTGACCCAACCAAAGCAGCAAGCGCAGACCTTCTATCAGGCATCCCTTCAGGAAGGTCAATGGCTGGCGTTAGCTAGTATGCAGTCCTTCCCCTGACACTTATTGTCATAGAAGGACAGCAGCACACCACCGCACTTGTTACAGCATCTCCATCCTGTGTCGTGGTCCTTGGCCCTAATGATCCTTGAGCCATCCCTTCTATCTCCAAGATAGAATATAAGCTCATCCTTCTCCAGCTCGTTGGGCCTTGATGTGATCGAGGATGACTGAATATCTGGGTATGCCCTTGTCATCTC